CGACCCTACCCGAGCAAGGCGCGCATTGATGTCAGGCTGTGTTGACAGGTCAATCTTTAAGACCTGCCGCATACGCCTTTCAAGAACGCTCGCAATCCCCTTCTGAAACAACATATTCAGAAGTGGCTCGGTGCAAATAGTCCGGCTTATGTTCGCATACTTAGGGACAAAAGACAGACGGCTACTCTTGACAACCGCGTAACCAAGACGTTGAGCTCGGGAAGATTCCATACCCGACCATGTCTGATTGCAACGGATTGCCTGCACATAAAGAGCGTGCAGAGCGGACGACGATGCCGCCATAGGACTGAGAGATAACTTCGAGTAGAAGTCAGAACTCTTAGCACCTAAGGAGGCTCCGGGGCCGACATTGAAACCTTGCGCGATTTCTGCGTAGGTTAGAATGGGGGCTTCATGACCGCCCCAGCGTTCCATTGCTGGAGCATCATTCTTGGGATAAAAGAAATTGTAGAGGAAGGCTCGCGCCTCCCCCAACGCAATCCTCTCCCAATCCGGACAACTGGCTTCGGTGTATTTGAAGACACGACAGGCCTCATTCACTTTCATGAATAAGGTAAGCGCAGCCTCATCGGCCTCAGGACTAGTTTCGGATCTACCCATAAGGTATTTCTTGACTAGACTTTTGGCCAGACAAGTCATTGCGAACTGTCTCTTCGGTTCACCTGGGTAGGATCCAAAAGATCCATGCCAGCCAGCTGTATCAAGGTCCGCCTGGAGTAACGAAGCAAGAGTACCAGCGTGAATACGCATAGCAGAAGCTCCAATGTGACGATGAACAGCATCAGTACTACGAGAAGGTTTGCCATCTGGAAAAGAATCTCGGAGTCAATGATACATGCCCGCAAAGGCATGCTCATTAAACTGAGATCTATTACAGAATGCCGTTTACAGCGGTATCACCGATCCCAGCACTCTGCTGGGACAGCGCACCGATGTGAGCGGACAGGGCAGCCCTCAAGTTCGACGGATCGGCCGTATCGCTACCTGCAGGGATCGAGATGGTTGTCTTGATCATGCAGTTCACGTACGGTTGACCCGCAAGCGGAAGCACACCCTTACGGGTGAGAACCGAGTACTGATTCATCGGCACATCCTTGATCAGCCCGGTGGTCGGATTGGGTTTCCCAAGAACACGGAAAACCTTCGGCCGAGTCGCGGTGATCGTGAAAGGAGCAGCGACGCTATGTGCAACCACACCGGTCTGCGTGCCACCCAAAGCCGTGACAGCGTTCTGTTTCCCGTTGATATCCGGGGCAGTATCCGCCGTCAAGGTGTAGGTGGGGCTCGTAAAACCGGTCTGTGCGGCGCCCGTAATGGGCGAGGTAACGGTGATGGTCATTAAGTCCTCTTGCATGGAAAGTTAAGTTCGCAGTCTCACAAGCGGTAGTTACGACGCGAGGGATTCTGCGGATGGATCGAAGATCGGGCCTGAGCCAGAAGGGCAGCAATGTTTGCAAGCTTCCCATCTGTACTAGGTATCTGGAACGACAGCTTCGGGGTAGGAACCCCGATACCCGCCGATCTAGAGACCGACTTCGAGTTAAACACAGCCAAGCTCGGAGACGAAGTGTCGTTATACTTTAACGTCGGCCAATCTGAACGGGGAGTGCGAGGTTTTGCACTATAAACGACCTGAGTCTTTTTGACCTCAGATCTATTCACCCACAGAACGTTCGACGTATCTGTAACAGCGCCACTTAATACATCGCCAACAGAAGCGAAGTAGTCTATCAAGAACGACCAAGGAAGAAGTTCCCATGCGGTAGGTACAAACTCACTCGGTGTAAAGCCGAATCGAGCGAACCTATCCCGCGCGGTCGTTGCGGCTTGAGATCGTAAAGCTCCCCGGTATCTCACTATGTTGGTATTCGAACACTTGGTGCCAGTTGCATCAATGGCATACCAAGAGCCGGTACCTGGTAGTGTCATACTGCTAACGGTATTGGCAAACATCTTGGTGTCGGATCCACCCGCAGAAATACGTATTACTCTTGTTTTCTCAAACAGAGAGTTGTACGCATCAATGCCGGATTGGATATCGTTCATCAAGGGCTGCCAACCGAAGGAGTTCTCAAGCCAAAGATTGCCAAGGTCCCCCATCCAATCATTCGGTTTCCGGCCACGCTGGCGCTTTGCGCGCTTAACGTTGTCCAGATAGCGTTTGATTGAATCTTGGAGACCAGCGGCAGGCTTTTTGATCATCTGCAGCGCTTCCCTCATCTCACCGAGGAACGTTGGTCCGGAAACCTGGACCGCCGCACTACGGATCTTTGAAAGAAACCTGTTAGATGCTCGAGCGTCAGCGAAGCTAGTCCATGTCCCCCAGGGGTAATACGTTCCAAGGTAAACGGCAATATGCCCGCTAACCTTGAAAGTTTTCCTACCGCCATAAAGACCATCTATGACAGTATGAAAGTTCCCCGAAGTGGCACCATCGATAGACTGATACACACCAGACAAGCTGGTAGTAGCATTTTCGCCAGCGGCAATCTGTTTTCGCCAGTTAGGATTCTCGTTACCCGTCATCACGCGACTCACCCCGCGTACATTTGCGGAGCGTGTGTTGTTGTTGCTCGGGTTCCAATCGTCCTGAATGATGTAGCAGATTGCAACAAACTGGGTTGATCTATTTTTGGTGTATGACATGGTGTATGGCCTCGTACATCACAGGCTGCAAGGATGTAAAGGGCAAAACGCCCTCCTGTTGTAAAACCTACCGGCGCAGGTCAAGATATTTCTACCTTGACCTGGGCGCAACGCTGCCTACGACTTTCTGTTTAACCAGCGCTTGGATTTCTCCAACGCTGGACTAAACCGATTGACGGAGGGAGGTTTTGGAGGAAGTGGAAGATCCGCATCCATCGAGTTAAACTCGAAGGGGAGGACCTCCCACTCCACCGCAGCCTTCTCGGCAGTCTTGCGCTTACCTACTCCAACGGTCCGAAGACCCACGAAAGTGAGGCCACCACCAGTGAGTAGAGCGATAACATATGGCCAAAGTTCGGTGATTAAACCGATAAGGTTGATGTAGTCGTATCTATTCATGATGGATTTCGCCCAGATGGAGTTAGGCTCCCCGATGAGGGGAGTGAAGC